CGTGGGTCTCCCCCACGTCCACTTATCGATTAATTGCACTATTTATGAAGTTATGCGACCTAGGTCGCAAATTTTCTATGATAGCTTCTTTTAAGTCTTAGGACTTTCAAGAAGTAGTAATGATTGGTATTTTCTACACTCGTTTTACGAGCTACAACCTTTCAGCTGTTTGACTAGGCTACCATGCCTATTTCAGTATGATCCGTAACATATTCCACCGTTTTAACAGCCGGTAGTTTATTTATGTTGTGCCCTGTCAAGGCACTTTATACGAACTGACTCTTGTCATTTATTTTGTGAACCGTATTCGCTAACGACAAGAAGCGAATTGATATACGATTAACACCCTGCAGGTTCTCTCTAGTAGACATAATAGTCTTAGAGGACCACAAACTCCTGATGTAACCAGGTACCCAGGGCCTATAATAAACATATAAAAGGATGCTCACTTTAATGTGTAGTACCTCAACACTTCGGGGAGTCTTCGAACTCCCCCACAATTGGCACCCCTTTCGAGGGAGGGCCGTTCCCCCGCTGTGGTGAGGGTTTCTAGCATATCCGTTATCTTAGAGCGTAATGAACTCGATTTCTCTGTTATGAATTTATCAGAGATATTTACCGGTGAGCTAGTTTTTACCTCATGAGCCTTATCCATTACATCTTGCACGTTGTATTTGGACCTATGGCTCGGGTAAGCTCATTAGTTGTGGATTTATCCATGTATCTTTGAGTGCTACCCCCGAAGCAACAGATGTTTCACTCGAAACATACGTGCTTTGCACGTTGTGTTTCTTGTGATCTGTTAGGGAGTGTTAAAACTTCCAGCATGTCACGAGAATATAACGATGCCACCCCCTCATCTTCGGATGAGAGGCTCAAAAAGAACTACCCCCTTCACGGTCCTGTCGAGGAAATGGAGGGTTTCATACCAGTCGTATCTAAAAAGTCACGCAGACGACAGAATAAAGAACGACGACAAAAAGAGACATTACCTACTGTACACGAGGTGCAGAAGGAAATTGATGATCTCGCAGAGGAGTTTAACTCCATTCTCATCGATCCGGAGAGATTGTGCGAGATAAACCAAGAGACTCACTCTCGAACCTTGCGTATGCGGGGAACTGAGTTTGAGCACCTCTCTCGTCTTCATTCCAAACACGGTTTTAAGATGAGAGGAAATGGCAAGAAACCTCATGCCGCTACTTCGGACCCTACCTTGGATGCTGTGAAAGCTACCCTTGCTGAGGTTCCAGAAGAGCAAAAAGGGGAAGCAGAAAGATGGCTAAGGATGATTGAATCTCTCGGTCTACTCAGCTATCAACTTGCCAGATCACAGAACATAACAGATGTTTTGGTGGCTAGTGCTGCCTTCCTTAAATGTAATGTTCTGTCCGGTAGTATCACCAGAATGATTGCCGATTTGTCCGGTATTTTTGATGATATTCCTCACGAAGAGGCTACTACCACGGGCAAAAAGCCCAACGCCGGAGAAGATGACGTAAGCTTCTCCAGTCCAACTTTGTTTTCCACTTTTGCCAAGAATTGGCACGCTTTGACGCGTAACAAAAACTGGAAGCATATTCATGTCGTGATTTCCGGCCTTGCTTCGATGCTTGTTGCCGATTTCAAAGGCATTGATTGGACCATTGGATGCCTGAGTGTTGTGAAAGTGATGCCCTGGGACGATCTCCGGACCTCTGTTGATTTTATCGATGCCCTTATCAAGGCGTTAGATTACATGTGGTCCACAGGATACCGTTGTCTCATGGAGGGCTCGCTGAAGCCTTTGATGTTTGAAGATCAAAAGATTCAGGCATTCGAGACGGCCTACACTGAGATTATGGCCAAACGCTCTCTCGCTTACAATGGCAACATGGAAGATATACCACAATTTGAACATAAGGTTAATTCATTACTTGCCGATTGCAAAGCAATGAAAGCTATGTCCTATGAAGGTTGGCAGGGCTACGATTTGCAACAAAAGTACGTTGCTCTCTCCGAGACATCTGAGAGATTGCTCCTAAAGCATAAATCGTGCACCCAAAGAATGCAACCCGTTGGAGTTCTTCTCAATGGTGATTCAGGTGTTGGAAAGTCTTCTATACTGACGATCCTTGCTAAGGTCATGATCCAAGCCATCGGTATGAAGTATGATCCGACCAGATGTGTTGCCCTCGACATACGTCAGCCTTATGAGGACATTTTGATGAGCAATATCCAGGTTCTTTACTTGGACGAGCTTGCAAATGCCAAGTTTGGCACAACTCAAGTCAACCACACTGTGGTTGTCAAGAAACATGGCAATGTCATACCTTGCCAAGCGAACAAATCAGCAGTCGATGAAAAGGCTCGGGTTTTCCCCCAACCCGACATTCTTCTAGCTACCACAAACAAAAAAGATTTGGATGCCGGACTATACTCCAATTGCCCGGAATCTATTCTTCGAGTTTTCCTCACCGTGACAATGGAGGTGTTGCCCAAGTTTCGGAAACCCGGCAGTCTTATGCTCGACAGTGAGCATCCAGAATTGCTCTCACGTACTATTGAGAATCCGGGTGACGATGTCTTCTCCTTCACAATTGAAGATATTCAGACTTACAAAGCTGCCAACGGGCAGGAAACTCTGTGGAAACATGTCCCTTTTTGGGGCACCACCAATGAGGGCAGGAAGATATCATGCGTGAATCTCAAGTATTCTGTCTTCTTGGAAGTCATCGCAAACTTCGCACGCAATCGCCATGCAGCTCAAATGCGCACCTTGACCAAAGACGCCGAGCTCAAAGCGATGGACCTCTGTGAATGTGGAACTCTACCAGGCTTCTGCAAGTGTTCGAAGAAAGTCCCCCCCCCCAAACCTATACCGGTTTTTGTTCCCAAAGAGCAGTATACAACCGAGGTTGAGGAGGAAGATAGTGTAGATCCCGCTGATAATGATTCAGGTTATTCCACACCTGATGAGGACGATGACTGGGAAGATGAAAAGCAGAAGAGCTCATTTGCTCGCAAGCGTATACTCGCCCGCCTCAAGAAAAGAGGCAAAATCCCACACGGTGACGTCCAAGGGATTGAGAACATGATAACCTCTGCAGTTAGTCAAGCTGCTAAATCATGGTTTTCCAATTTGTTTTATTTGGGACCCATTGAGAAGCTGACACTCAAAATGACTGCGACATCATATCTCATCTCGGAAGTTGAGAGCCTCATGGAAGACACATGTACTCCGTGGATACTTTCTATCATTCCCGACACTGTCATAACCACTAAACTTGCCCAAACCATGATCGATAGGATTTACATGAGAAGTGCTGAGCGAGATTGCAGGAGACTGCATGTCTGGCTTTGGCGTCTCTTAGTTGCTTATTTCTTTTATGTGTACTGGTTGTGGTTCAAAGGTGAGCCAGTGGGTGCCTTCTTCGCCTTCGGTCTTTTCTGTATTTGTGTGCTTTCAGTGGTCCGCTATGTCCATAAAGTTGCCCTGAAAAAGAGCTATCTTGCTGAACTCGAAACTCGTAGGGATGCTTTGCCCACGAGCGTGAAGAAGTTCAGGGATCATAGGTACCTAGTGCCAGCCACATGTGCCGGCTTCACTCTTGGCTTGATTGCCTTGAGAGCCTGGAACAGGTACAGACTCTTGCCTCAGGCAGAGGAAGACAACCCCCTTTCCCCATCTGCCATTGACCAAACACCTGGTTGGATGGGTTTTTTCCTCGGCGCTAAGAAGTTGGACGTTGAGGCTAGTGCTGCCTCTAAAACGGCCACCTTGAGTCAATTGGAAGCTAAATGTGTTAAGAACCTGTGGACTTGCGAATTCACGAGACCAGACAGTAAACCTGCTTTTTGTTCTGTTTTGGTACCTCGCAAGAGTGTTGTTCTATTCCCACGTCATTTGTTTTATCCCAAATTCAACATGAACGGGAGTCCATATGCACAGCTCACATTGACCATGAAGAGGAACGACAAACCGGGCGGTCACCTTTCACCTGTCATAGTGGAATGGAGCGACGTCTATGTGTTTCCAGATACTGACATGGTTGCTGCCTTTGTCCCAACGTGCCCTGATGTGCCCTCAATAACTAAATGGTTTCCACTCTCTTTACCCGAAGGAGAGGCGGATGCGAAGTTCATAACTCACACACGTGTTGAAGGAGTTCGTTCTGATACCATTAGGGCCAAATTCCGCATGGATGGTCATGATTACATGCAGTTCTATGGGCCAGGTTATAAGTCGCACTTGGTCAAATCTGGAGCTTGCATGGGACTGATCCTTTCGGAGGAGAAGAATCCTTGTATTCTCGGAGTGCACATGTCTGGTGGTGATGGTGTCCAGTTACCTACCAACCATGGCTCGGGTGCATCGATAACACAAGATGATCTTGATCTTGCCTATAAGGCACTGTCTGAGAACCATATATTGTCAGCTGAGGCTTGGACAATTCCTTCCACGCAATATGGGAAACCTGTTGTGATTGGACCACCTCATCCGAAATCGGAAGCTTCTAAGAAACTTCCTCATGCAGCATTCACAGTGGTGGGCGCCACTCAAGTTCGTGCTCAACAAAAATCTAGTGTAATACCCAGCTATCTTGCAGAAGAGGTCGCTAAGGAGTTTGAATACTCCAAGAGGTACGCTGGACCCATGATGTTTCCCAATTGGAAGGCTTATAACAAGGCCTTGGGGGACATGGAAGTGAGCGAAGCTTTCTTTCCTCCGTGCTTGCTCAAAAGGGCTCGCAATGATTGGATGGAACCCATGAAGAATTTGATGTCGCGTTACAAAGGACTTCGTGTCTTGACTGACAGGGAGGCAGTTATGGGCATTGACGGAGTACGTTTCATGGACCCCCTCAAAATGTCCACTGGGATGGGTTTTCCCGTCATGGGCCCCAAGAGGCCCCACTTCACTGAGGAATTCGACGAGAGTGGGAAGCTCGTAGATCGAATACCCTCGCAAGAGATCCAGGATGAAATGGATCGACTCATCTCGTGCTGGAACGAAGGGAAACGCGGTTACCCTGTATTCCGTGCATGCCTCAAAGATGAACCCAAAGAGGAAGGAAGTACAAAAGTTCGTGTCTTTCAATGCGCACCTGTTGCTTTCTCCATCCAATTGAGGAAATACTTCCTGCCGCTCATTCGTTTCATAGGATTGCATCCTGTAGAATCGGAGTGTGCAGTTGGAATCAACTGCTTCAGTCCTCAATGGGAAGCCCTTATGGATGCTGCTAAATCCAAGGGCGAGGAGCGTACCCTTGCGTGGGATTATTCGAAATATGATCTCACAATGGGTAGCCAAGTCACCCGGGAAGTTATGGGAATGCTGATCGAACTCGCTGAGATCGGCGGCTATCCCGGTGAGGCTCTCCAAATCATGCGGATGATGATCTGTGATCTAACTCATGCACTTGTCGACTGGGACGGAACGATGCTTATGCTGACGTCTGTCAATGTTTCCGGTCACAATATGACAGTGCAATTGAACTCTGTGGCAAATGGATTGTATATGCGGATGGCATTTTTCAGTATCTATCCCAGAGCAGACAATTTCCGTAGCGCGGTTTCTATGACCACTTATGGAGATGATGCCTTGGGTACAGTTGCTCAAGAGTTCGAGGATTTCAATTACTTGACGTACCATGCTTGGTGCGCTCGCTACAACAAGAAAATCACTCCGCCTGACAAGGAAGCTGAAGGGACAAAGTTTATCAATGGAGCTGACTTCCTCAAAAGAAAATCCAATTATATTCCCGAAATTGGTCACACGATTGGATGCATTGACACCGACAGCCTCATGAAAAGCATGTTGGCTAATGTTGCATCTGCCGAGCCTCCAAAAACGGTTGCGCGATCTGTTCTCGCATCCACAATGCATGAGATCTTTGCCCATGGTAGAGAAACTTATGAGGAATGGCAAGTCAAGCTCAAGCGTGTGTGTAAAACCCTTGACATAGTTGAGGTTGATTCAGTTGAGAAGACTTTTGACGAGAGGGTCGAACACTGGAAACAAAAGTATCTCGGATAGAGCCCCGACTCGATAAAAACGAGATACCCCCTTGCACATATACCCGTAATATTACTCCGGAAATAATAGAGTTTTTTGAATCTGAAGCGGACAGTAACCTTTCGTTAGAGCTGGATAGCTCGTCTCCATTTATATATGATTTATTTGATTTTTACATGTATCTTGATTCTTTCACTACATATGCCGATTGTCCCCATCATTTATGGGATCAATGGTTAGATTTATTGTATTTGTGTACATATGAAGCAACCCAAAACATCAAACCCCAATCCGACTCAGCAAGGCTCGTGCCCCAAGCTGAAGAAGTCACAGCTCAGAATGTCAAATATCTTGATTCTGAGACCGGTTATATCGATACTGTCAACAGTTATTACGATAGTCTCCGGATTGATGGCACGAACACAGATTTACCGTTGGAAGACTTCTTTTCCAGACCGGTGAAGATAGCCGATTACGTTTGGCAGATTGCATCTCCTTTCGATTTTGGCCTGAACCCTTGGAAAGAATATTTCGACAACCCCCGAGTCTCTAATAGGGTCAATAATTACAAACTCATGCAATGTAAGTTGCACATCAAATTTCTTGTGAATGGCACCCCATTTCATTATGGGCGCCTTATGGCATCTTATGTACCCATGAGTTATTACGATGAGTTTTACGACATCAGTGGTGACGAAGTCGTTAACGTTCTGTTGTCCCAGAGGAAACATTTATATATCAATCCCTCCATCAACGATGGTGGGGAAATGGTACTTCCGTTTTACTTCTGGAAAAATGCAATGGACATGACCAAATTAACTGATGAGGCTCCCGGTGAGACTTACGATACCCTCCTCATGGGAGGGATAATCTTTCGTTTGTTAAACCAACTCAAGCATGCCAATGGTGGTACTGATAGTGTCAACATATCTGTGTACGCATGGGCTGAAGATGTCCGTCTAGCCATGCCAACCCAGAAGGCCGTTCAAGGTCTCACACCCCAAGCTGATGAATATGGTACCGGTCCTTTTTCCAAACCAGCATCGGCTGTGGCCAATTTTATGTCTGGTAAGGGTACATGGCCCATCATAGGTCGTTATGCCAGAGCTACTGAAATAGGAGCTACAGCTCTGGGTAAAATGGCTTCCTTGTTTGGTTATTCACGTCCTGCCATGTTGACTACAAGTGAGTTCCGCCCTATAACAAAAGGTAGCCTTGCCGTGACTAATATACCTGATGACGTGGCGAAGTTGACTGTAGATTGTAAGCAGGAGCTTAGCATTGATCCTGGTATTACTGGTGTTGATGATGGTGACTCGTTAGTGATTTCTAAGATCGCTTGTGTTGAGTCGTATTATGCCAATTTCAATTGGAATAACGGCACGCCCACTGAGGAAAGACTTTTCTCTACAATTGTCGATCCTATGTTGGGCTTGCGAACAACCATTCCACCTGATGACCTTTGGGCTTTGCCTGCTATGTCATTTGCTGCTGTGCCTTTCAAGTACTGGCGTGGCTCCATCAAGTTTCGTTTTCAAGTGGTGTGTAGTCGGTTCCATAAAGGGCGACTTAAAGTGGTCTTTGATCCTGTCCAAACAGAACTTGCTGCGGATTACAATACCGCCTATACCACTGTAGTCGACATTTCTGACACCACCGATTTCACAATCACGTGCGCTTGGGGTCAAGCCAATTCGTACAGGGAGATCATGCCTTTGGGCCAATTTTCTCCCCCCTATAGCACTGGATCTGCACCCATTGCTTACGATGCGGACGACAATGATTTCGGTTCTGGTGTTTTGTCTGTTTACTGTGTGAATGACATCACTGCACCCGGACCTGATAGCAACGTTGCAGTCAACGTTTTCGTTAGTGCGGGAGACGATATTGAGTTCGCCGTCCCTCACGGTGAGGTTCTCTCTCGTCTTCGTTTGTTGGATGATGTCACAGCACAAATTCCAGCTATACCACCTCTCGAAAGTCGATTGATACCTCAGGCGGAGGAAGAAGGTAACGATGCAGCCACTGCTGCTCCTGACAATCCCAAAGGCACACCGTCTATTGACACTGACGGTGCGATTCTTCCTATAACTGATGCCGCGAATATGATACATTTTGGCGAAAGTGTTCGCAGTTTCCGACAACTTCTTAAGAGATACACTCACCATGAAGCTATACCTTTCACCGATTCACTTTTCGCTGCTGATCTTGTTGTTCTCAGGAACATTCAACGATCCGCAATGCCGTTTAGTCCTGGTTATACAAGGCCGCTCACTGATCCTACCGATAAAGTACCACTCGTGGTTACTGATGGTCAGTATGCATATGGTGATATGACCCTCCTCAAGTACCTAACTAGCGGGTTCGCCGGTTGGCGTGGAGGCATCAGATATCTCATCGATCTCTCTGAAGCCCCCTGTTGTAGTATTGGAGGTCTTCGGGTTGGTCGATATGGTAGTTGTACACCAGAAAATCTTGAGGAACAAGCCCTGGATTTCGCTTTCACCAAAGCGTCTCAGGCACAACGGGTGCGATTCACCAAACAGGTCACTGGTATTGAGGGTGTAGCAATCCAGTCCCAAACCGTTAATCCAACAATTTCCTTTGAGGTCCCTTTCTACTCGAACTACAGGTTTATACCTGCGAGATCCCGGGATTTTTTCGGTGAGGAAGTTGACAATCTTTTCGTCAAACAACCATGTTGGAAAATTA